AAGATTCGTAAGGTTGAAGGTTACCAGAACTATGACAAGTCTGAGTTTGACAAACCCAGCGCACTGTTCGATGATGATGATCGTCTGGAGAAGATCTACAATAATCTTTATGACCTGAATGAGTTCCTTGACCCTAAGAACTTCAAGGACTACGCTGCACTTGAAAAGCGTCTGCAGTATGCTCTTGGACTCAGGGGCACACCTAAGATGCAGGATCGTGAAACCCAGGAGCAAGAAGCACAATGGGAGCGTGAGCGTCGCGGAGATTATACTGAACCTAGTGCCGCTGGTGCTTCATATGAAGACCTGAGTGAAGGTCGCAGCAAGTCATTCAATGACCCTGACATCACCCACAGCAGTAGCACAGATGATGATGCAGATGATTCCTTGAATTACTTTGCTAAACTGGTCAACTCCTGACCCTTACACCCTCCGAGAGGAGGGTTTTTTTATACCCCAGTTTCTCTTGGGTTGTACGCTGCTTTGGTGGTTCTATTAATATATTGAGAAGAAGTTTCATACTTCATGATTGCTCTCATATCTGATATGAATCCACCAACAAATTCTGGTTTTAATACACGAATGATTCTCTTACCATCGTTCTTCAATGTTTCATACCTAAGATTACTAACCGGACCTGCAGCAGAAGCCTTTAGTAATATGAAACTATCCTTATATGCTTGAGTAAAAATAGGTTTTCCGTCTTTATCTACCTCAACATTTTCTTGTAGAGCATCATAAAATGTTTTATCTGTCGTAGCAGTATTACCTGATAGTGTTGTATATGAAAATGTAAAATCTGAATCAACTTCGTGCCCTGCTTCTAAAACTGTTCTATTAAAAGCATCTCTAATCTCTCTTGTTTCATAATGATGAGGTTCCTCTAGTGCCTCCTCTGAACCATACTTATCTAACATATAAGTATAAAGATCTGCATTACTTAATGGCCATTGATCTCTTATGTTTATGATGTTATTGGTGATTAAGATTACGTAATCTAATTCCGGATCTCCATATAATTTATCAGCAAGCGTATCAGGTCTATCTCCCTCTTTGATTACTTTAAAATCAAATGCAGTGATTGCATAATCAACATCAGTTCTAAGTTTTGCTCTTTTGTAAATGTTCTTGATTAGAACTCTCTCGTCACTTCTCTGTCTTCCTGGTAGTAATGAGACAGCAGATATATTTGGTAACTCTCTAAAATAAGACATTAGTAACCTACCTCGTCGGGTCTAATTGGATAAAGATCTCCATCACCTGCAGCAAGATCAAATGTACTGGTTGTTGATGTTACGTCACCTCCATCAAATACTGTTTCTGTTTGTTCAAAAGTCTCAGATATTCTATCTTGACTTCTCCTAGATTCAATTACATCCTCACTATAATCAGATGCGTATACGGGTTCTAGTTCTTTCATTTGAATTGAGAATGTGCAACTCACTGGTTGACCCTCATCATATGCTGACCATTGACCATCTGGAGTATAATTAACTGCTGTACCAACAACAGCACAGGGTTTGATTCTATTTACACCTTTAATAATTCTTCCACCAGTAGTTCTAAACTGCATTCTAAACACATTTGGTGATCCTAAGTAGATACTTCGGTCTCCTGCCTGGTTGTTCATTGTTTTTGCTGCCATTCCTTGCTTGAAGAAACGAATAATTTTTTTCACTTCTTTTGCTTCATCCTTATCTCTTGGACTCATTCTCCAACTGAATTGGAAATCCCTAAGTGTCACATTATTGAATAGTAATTCTAAATTACTATTTGGAACAACACCAAAACCTCTAGAAAGAATTGATTCTGGTGAAACATTAACACCTAACATTCCCAGAGTTGCTGCACCTGTATTTGTTTTCATTAAAGTTTGGACACCCTCTGCATCCATCTTCTTTGCAGCTGCAATTATTCTTGCCATAAGATCATTTCTCTGGGTAACCCCATCAGGACCCACGATACCATCATTGTCTAGACCAACCATTCCAAGAGTAATCATTTGTCCCAAAGGTCCATTGATCAAACTTGATACAGCTCCACCAATTAATCCAGCAGTTGGATTTCTCATAACAGAAGCGGTGAGTGCTGCAGAGAGATTATTCATTGCGTCATCACCCCAAGCAACATTATTGGAGTCTGTAATATTATTTGGCATGGGCAACTTCACCATTGCCACAAATTCTTTCAATGGCGAAAGTCTAAACTGACCTTTAGTTATTGTTTCAATTGGATTTATTCTTTCTCCTGATGAATCTGTGCCAAGGATTTGATCTCTTCTTGGTGGTTGATATATGAATTGATCAATAGTTACATAATCTTGCCCACGAATTTCTCCATAGGTATTATCAATTGGATATGATGCACTTTCAATTGTATCTCCACCACCCGCTTCAAATAAACCTTCAAACTTTGCTATGTCTTCTGGAGTTAGTTTCAGGTCTCCTAAAATATTACCAATAGTTTCAGCAAGACCTGCTGCTATATTCTTTAATTGGTCACCTGTGGTTTCAATTACAGTATCTCCATCTCCTGCATTTGGATCATTATTCTCTGGAGAAGTAGATCCAGGTACAACTTGAATTTGTGCGTTTGGATCAAACGGTTGCACTGGTATGGATTGTGGACCCGATGTGACACCTCCAGGCAAGAACGAATTTGGATCAGCACCTGGTATTTTTTGTATATTAGCTTTTCTAGCATTATACATTTGTTGTGCTGTTGCACTTGCTAATTTCAATTGATCAGTGATTGAAATCGATTTACCATCTAGTGTTGCATTATTTAAGATTGCTAGTGCAGTTGCTTCATCATTTGATACTATTTTACCAGTAGATTGTAATAAGTTGTTAGCATCAGAACCTATAGCAGATTCAAGTGACCTATCAAATATTCTACCAGAACCACCATAAACCCATTCTCCATCTTTTAGGTTAGCTAATAGATATGGGCGTTCAATATTACCCTCACGCTCTACTGTCATTAATTGTATGCCACCGTCTTCTCCAAGACGAACCTCTACAAAAGAACTCTTACCATTGACAGTGGTTGTATAGTTCTTATCTTTGCCGCCTTGGCTGACTAGATTTTTTTGTTTATCAAGATCTAATACTCTTGCGTCTGTGCTTGCTGGCATTTAAATACTGTCCCACGCTGTTTCTGGACTCACAAATATTCCTGTCTTGTTTACAAAATTTTCAGTAACTAATTTTGCGACATCACGATACTCGTTTCCATCAACTGGAATAGCATACATATCACCCATGTTACTAGGAATGTAACTGTGTATAAGTTTAGAATAACCTACAGAGAAGTCCACTTGTTTCTTATTTATCAAGGAAGCAGCAACTTCTCCTCTGATACCAGGATTTAAGTAGTGTAAGTTAGCACCAAGGATCCTAGTGCTGCTGATTTCAATGATGTAAGCAAGGGGTCTTCTGTCGTAGAAAGGATATCTATCAGGACGTTTTGCATTATATTGGAAAAAACAGAGAGAACCTGGTCCTGTATCACCACTATACTGTTGTAGTTCAGTGAACAGTTCATTTGCATACCAGTTGGGATCTTTACCACCACCTGCTCGGTCTATGATTCGTCTACCAATAGTTTTTGATGCCTCTTCTCTTGCATCTATTTGTGCTTTTACTTCTTCATAAGAAGGACCGCCAGCGCGTCTTCGTTTAGCACGTCGTCTTACCATTACTTGATTCCTAGATCGTCTTCAGTCATGATCTTAAATTCAAACTTGCGATCAGCACAGAACTCTCGTGCTGCTTTCCACTTTGCTTGATTGACTGACCAGGTTATGAGAGAATTCTGCCATGCCTTAGTCTTACGTTTAGGATTCATATTTGGTTGTGATACCTGCTTCTTAGGTTTGATTTCAACCACCATGGTTCTCAAGCGACCAGTTTTATCTGTGTACTTGATAAAGAAATCAGGAAAGTATCTATGAACTCTTTTATCTACAGGTGAGATGTATGGTATCCAAAACTCTTCCGATTGCCATTCCTTCACTGCCTCATTTAGATCGCAGTAGTTCATAAACTTGCGTTCCCAAAGAGAACGATATATTATATTGTTTGAATTACCATTGTATTTTTTAGGATGCGATGGCAAATACCTTCCACTATATGGCATACATAGTATATAAGTAGTTTCAAAGTATTTAGATGGCAAGATATTCGCCTGAGATTCTATACAAGAAGATAAATGATGTTCAAGAAACCTTTGGTGGGTTGTCCCAAACTTCCCAGTTTATGGTGACGTTGAATCTTGGACGTTCTACTGTTCGACAAAGTGGTGTCGGTCCTTTGAATAGATACCTTACTAGGTGTGGACTTTTTAATCAATCTAAATCCACAGAAGAAACATATGACTTCCTATGCTCTGATGCATCTTTACCAGGATCATCCTTTGATATGGCAGAAGAAGCAGGAAGTCGTCAAGGAGTTCTCGAAAGATTCCCAATGCGTAGAATCTTTGCTGACTTTGATTTGACTTTCTATGTTGATAAAGAGTATAATACTATTCGTATCTTTGAAGAATGGTTGAACTGGATAGATCCACTCAGTAGAGGTAGTGCAACATATGATGGTGATGAAGAAGGTGCAGCAGGATTTGATGAGAGTAACAGTTTCTTTAGGATGAGATATCCTAATGATTATAAGACTAAGGTTTCTATCGTCAAATTTGAAAGAGGATTTTGGAAGAATCCAAATAAGATAATCAAAGGGGATAAAATTGCAAAGAAACTCTTAGAACAACCTATCTTAGTATATGATTTTATTGATTGTTTTCCAATGAATATTGCTGCCATTCCTTTTTCTTATGATGGAAGTTCTCTAACAAAAGTTACTGTGAACTTTAACTACGCCAGATATACAGTTTCAAAACAACTTCCTAGAAAAAAATAAGTTCAGGATACCCAACTAAATAATTTTATCGTAATCTAACATTATGCCTTTACCAAAGATTTCTACCCCGACTTATGAGTTGGAACTACCATCAACAGGAAAGAAAATTAAGTATCGTCCTTTCCTAGTTAGAGAAGAAAAAATTCTTATTCTTGCTTTAGAAAGTGAAGACGAGAAGCAAATTGCAACCGCAGTAAAAAATACACTGAAGGATTGTATTCAAAGCAGAGGTATCAAAGTTGAGAATCTTCCTACCTTTGATATTGAATATCTGTTTTTGAATATCCGAGGTAAGTCTGTAGGTGAAGCAGTTGATCTTATCATTACATGTCCTGATGATGGTGAAACAAAAGTTCCTGTTAAAGTTTTTATTGATGAAATTAATGTTGTTAAGGATAAAGATCATAAACAGGATATTAATTTGGATGGTGATTTGACACTTCGTATGAAGTATCCATCATTAGATCAATTTGTTTCTAGTAATTTTAGTTTCGATGATCCTGGTGAAGACTTGGATAAATCATTTGAAATTATTGGTTCGTGTATCGATGTCATCTTTAATGATGAAGAAGCATGGTCTGCCTCTGATGTCACAAAGAAAGAATTGATGACTTGGATGGATGGTTTAAATTCTTCTCAATTCAAGGAGATTGAAAAGTTCTTTACCACTATGCCAAAACTTTCACATACCATTAAGGTTACTAATCCAAAGACAAAAGTTGAGAACGAAATAGTGTTAGAAGGGTTACAAAGTTTTTTCGGTTAATCATGGCACATATTGATCTTGAAGCATATTACAAGGTCAATTTTTCTCTCATGCAGCATCATAAATATAGTTTAACTGAGATTGAAAACATGATGCCATGGGAGAGAGATATATACCTTGCAATGTTAAATCAATATGTTGAAGAAGAGAATTCAAGAATTCAACAACAAGGAATGTAAATGGCAGCACCAGGAGTAAGAGCAAGAAACTTTATTCAACCCACACCAGGCGGTGCGAGTGCAATTTTTGCACGTCAAAGGGGAATGATGGTTGCTCCTGCTCCAGTTGCAGCATCTGTTACTCAAGAAGATTCAAGAGTAAGAGAGAGTCGTTTCGGTAGAGCAAGTGGTCGTGACTATGCAAATTTTCTAGGTAAAAAAGAAAATACATCAGTAATTAAGTCAGCAGTTAATGCACTTAAAAATCTTTTAGTTGGAACATTTGTTGCCGCTAAGAGTTTAGGTGCAACACTTAAGGGTGTTATAAAACAGATAAAGGGAATGACCGGTGGTGGCGGTGGTGGCGGCATTTTCAAAACCCTAGGTATGATTGGACTGGTTGGAGCAATCATAGCTGGTGTTGCAGCAATATTCGGTCCCCAAATAAAGAAAGCGTTTGAGTTTCTTAAGGGTGGAGCAGAAGGTATATTTCAAAGTCTTAAGAAAAGGTTA